GGCTGAAGCACAGTTGGCAGAGGATACAAACAATCCAGCACTTGCAGCACAACTTCGTGCTGAGGCTGCTGAGATTAGAAAGCCAACACCTAAGGCTAATGTTGACCCTAAAACTGGGAAGACAATTCTTACTGATGAGCAGGCTGTAGCAAATCTATTAGCAACTGCAAGAATCAGCGAAGCCCCTGGTGGTCCAGTTATGCAGTGGTCATCACCTAATACTCTCAACCCAAAGGGTGACCCAGTTGTTAGCCAAGGTTATATCTATGTAGAACCTGGCACAAAAAGAGATGAGAGAATCCCTTCTGTAATTGCTGCGCCATCACAAGACAAAGGTGTAGCCCTTGAAACTTCAGATGTAGCCCGTGATAAATATGAGGCTCAATTAGTAAAGTTATACGGAAGCAAACAAGGTTTAATTAATAAACTGTATCAATCTGGATATTTAACCAGCAATAAGATTCCTGCTAGTCAGGCTGATAAGTTAATTACTGGTGCTTTAGATAGAGCAGCATCTGACTTTACAATTAAACAATTAAAGAACTACCAGTTCTATGGAATTAAAGAATTTGAAACCATGGATGAGTTCCTTACTGCTACCCGTGGTGCTGGAAGTACTACCAAAACATACACAGATTCTGTTGTTATGGGTAGAACTGAAGCAGATAAAAACATTATTGCTATTTATAAGAAGTTAATGGGTCGTGAGCCAAATGAAAAAGAATTGGCTGAACTTCGTCCTTTGCTTCAAAAAGAGCAAGGCAAGAATCCAAATGTTATTAGTACAACTAGAGATATTGAAGGCGACCTCAAGAGCCGTACAACTAAAACTGGTCTAGATACTGAGCAATATCTAATTGAACAAATTGCTGAAAAGGATGAGGCTAAGGCTAACCAAATCCTCAGTTACTACGATGTATTTAAGAAAGTGATAGGTGTTAATTAATGGCTCCAAAATTAACCTTTGAAGAAATTTTAGCCAAAGCCAAAGAACTATATGGCTATATTGACACCATTTTTATTACTGACCCAGAGTTAAAGCAGTTCTTAACTGATGCGGTAAATAAGAAAAAGACAGCAGACCAGTTTGCTAAAGAACTTACTAGCACACAATGGTATATCAAGAATGGTCAAACCATTCAGGCTCGTGGTTTCTCTAAGCGTCAATATGAAGCATTAATCAAAGATATCAGTCCTACTGACCCAGATTATGCAAAGAAAGTTAAAGAGGCTACTCAGAATACTGACTATGCCCGTGGTCTTGATACCGCTAAGGCTAGTCTTGCAACACAACTTACAACTAAGGGTATTGCATATACTGAGGCTGAACTAGATGCATGGGCTAAAGAACTATATGACTCAGCCAATGAGAAGAATACAGCCTATATTGCTCGTTTCTTAAATACAAAGATTAAGTTTAATCCTCTAAAACCAACAGGCAACATTGCTGAAAATATTGAGGACATTAAGACATATGCAATCAAACAGGGTTTTGAGTTAGAAAAAGATTTTACTCAACAAGACATTACTGGCTGGATGAAACGCTTAGATGCTGGCGATAGTCTTGCTGCTATTAAAAAAGAAATTGAAACAAAGGCAATGATTGGTCAGCCTGAATCTGTTAGAAACTTGATGCGTCAAGGATTAACAGTATCTGATGTATACCAACCATATGTCACTCGTATTGGTACAAAACTACAAAAGGCTAATATGACTATGAAGGACCCTTGGTTCCAAAAAAATATGTTCAATGATAAAGGGGAACTAAAGACACTTTGGGAAATGGATATGGCTGCTATGCAGCACCCAGATTGGCAATACACAGATGAAGCCCACGAGAAGGTCGGTAATTTTGCGCTATCAATTTTACGTGACTTTGGATTGCAGGGATAACAATGGCTGAAAAAATAGTTCCCGTTAAAAAAGGCGATACATTATCTGCAATTGCTGCTGCTAATAAAACTAGCGTTGCAGCCATTGCTGCTGCTAACCCAAATATTACTAATCTTAACAAGATTAGTATTGGTCAGAAGATTGTTGTTCCTGTAACAACTCCAACTAAAACATCTACTAATACATATGCTGGCGGTGTTACTGGTGGTGCTAATCCATTTGCTGCTGGTTCTGGCGTAAATACAACTACCCTTGCTGGTATTAATGCAGCCTCTGGATTTACTGGCACCACTATAACTAATACAAATACCAATACTAATACCAATACTAATACCAATACTAATACTGCAACTGGCAAAACAGAAAAGTCTCGTGTTAAGAATCCAGATGGAACAGAAACAGTTACTTGGAGTGATGGTTCAGTTACTATTGAAGGATTTAAAACATATAGTTGGACTGACCCTAATACTGGTCAAACATATAAGTTTAATAGTGCTGAAGAATTACAAGCATTTGTTAATACATGGGTATCTACTAATGATGCTAATGCTGCAGCAAAAGCAGCAGCCGATGCCAATGCCGCAAATCTTGCAGCAGCCAATGCTGGAGCAGCAGCCACTAGATATGCTGCAGATTTAGCAGCAGCCCAAGAAGCAGAGCGTTTAAGATTAGAACGTGGTTCTGCTTATGCAATTCTTGAATCAGAGTTTACTAAGTATGGACTTGGTGAATTGGCTAAGACAGTTAAGGACCTAATCCTTACTGGTACTCCATCTGCAGAAGCAACAATGAAACTTCGCAATACAAAGGAATATCAGACACGTTTTGCTGGCAACGAAACCCGCCGTGCTTTAGGTAAAAATGTTTATAGTGAAGATGTTTACCTACAACTAGAAAATCAAATGCAAGAAGCCTTTGCTGCCTACGGTGTTAGTGCGGTGCTTGGTTCTTCAAGAGAGAATCAACAGGCAAAACTTGCTACATTTATTGGCAACGATATTGCACCTACTGAAGTAAAGAAAAGAATTCAGATGGCAGTTGAAGAGGTTAATAACCGCCCAGAAATTCTTAAAACTTTCCAAACATATTACCCATCAGTAACTGATAAAGATTTAGTTTCATATTTCTTAGACCCTAAGGAAACAGAAACAAGATTGACAACTAAGGTTCAGGCAGCACAGATTGGTTCTGCTGCAACCCGTCAAGGACTTGTTACTAACGTACTTAGTGCCGAAGAGTTAGCAGCACTTGGAGTAACTGAAGCGGCAGCAAATACAGGTTATGTAAAGGTTGCCTCTGCTCTGCCAACTGCTATGAAACTTGGAGAACTTGAGGGCACTGGTTATACACAAGCAGAAGCAGAAGGAGCCTATCTAAAGGGTCTAGCCTCTGAACAACGTAAGTTGTCTGAGTTAGCAGCCCGTGAGCAGAACAGATTCCTTGGAGCATCTGGAGCATCTAAGGGTGCTTATGCATCTGGTTATCTAAATAGAACCTCATCAGCAGGACAATACTAAAAATTCCTGACGTGGACCTACCAGCCCCACGCAGCGTATAAGTCTGGGAGCAAGAGCCAGCCAGTTTCCCCGAACTGAACTGTGGCTTGCGACTAATCAACGAATAGAAAGGGTGGTTGCTATGAGCAACAACATAAACTGGGACGATGAAGATGACGACATCGAAGATACAGATACTTACTCAAACGATGGCGGTGACTTGTTAAAGAAGTTACGCAAAGCCAAGCGTGCTGATGAGAAACGTATCAAAGAACTTACTGAGCAACTTGAGAGTTTATCCAAGGTGCAGCGTGAGAGAACCGTCAAAGAAGTCCTAGAAAAGAAGGGCGTCAACGCAAAAGCAGTAAGACTAATCCTCAAGGATTTGGATGACATTAACGAGGAGTCAGTTAATAATTGGCTCGATGATAATGCAGACTTATTTGGCTTGCAAGTATCTGACAATGGTCAGAATAAAGAGCAAACAAACTTAGACCTTGCGGCACTACGTCAACAAGACGTAATTACTCAGAATGCTATGACCCCTGAACGAGCACAGGATTTAAATTCAAGACTCGATAACGCACAAAGTGCTGAAGAGTTAATTGCCCTCCTGAACTCAAACCAATAATCATAGTTTCCTAATTCACTTGGAGGTGAAAAAATGGCTAACTCCTACGTATCCACAGGCTCTTCCTCTCTTGGAGGTACCGCTGGTGGTGCAGGTCTAGTCCAGAAGGCGTATGACCGTCTTCTTGAGTTCGCTCTCCGTGCAGAACCCCTAATTCGTTCTGTCGCAGATAAGCGTCCCGCAAAACAAGCAATCCCAGGTTCAACAGTTGTTCTACAACGCTATGTTGACCTTTCAGCAGCAACAACTGCACTAACAGAAGATACTGACCCAGATGCAGTAGCAATGTCTACACCAACATCTGTAACTATTACTCTTGCAGAGTATGGTAACTCAGTACTTGTAACCCGTGCACTTGAGTTGTTCTCACTTGCAGATGTTGACCCAGCAATTGCTAACATCATTGCGTTCAACCTTGCAGATTCTATTGACCAGGTAGCAATGACTACATTGCGTGGTGGTTCAAACGTAATCTACTCAGGTTCAACAGCAACATCTACTGCAACAATCACTGCAGCAGCAACACTATCTTCAGCAAACATCCGTAAGGCTGTTGCTAAGTTACGTGCTAACAAGTCTATTGCTCGCAAGGGCAGCCTATACTGGTGTGGTATTCACCCAGAAGTTTCACACGACCTTCGTGCTGAGACAGGTTCAGCAGGATGGTTGCTTCCTAACCAATACGGTTCTTCACAAGACCGCATTTGGGCAGGAGAAATCGGAAACTACGAAGGTGCATTCTTCGTAGAATCTGCACGTCTTTACAATGCAACTGATGGTGCTTCTTCAGCACGTAACTACCGAACAATCCTTGCTGGACAGCAAGCATTGGCTGAGGCAGTTGCTGAAGAGCCACATGTAGTTATCGGACCAGTAGTTGACAAGTTGATGCGTCATCGCCCAATGGGTTGGTACGGCGTACTTGGCTTTGCACGCTACCGTGAAGAGGCTCTATATCGCATTGAGTCTGGTTCTTCAATCGCTTCTTAGTTGATTGACGGGTTGGCACTGTTTCTACGGCGAATACGTGGCAGTGCCAATCAGTAAGTTCATTAAGGGAGAATAATGGCAGATTACATATTCAAGACACCAATAGTCCGAGAAGGACCCATTGGTAGACACCGCCTACATTTTTTCTATAAAGACAACAGAGGAATTTCCATTGCTAAAAGTGGTGGAACATACACACACGTTCGTTATCCAATTGATAGTTCTCTTGATGATTATGACGAGTTCTATCGTGGCGGATATAACCACACAGTAAATGAGGCAACTAAGGCTGCATTAATTGCAGGTGGAGTTGGAGTAACGGAAGCAAACTTCACAGCAATCTAGGGGGATTGATGGCAAAACATTGGGAAGACCATCCTGTAGAAGTTGAGGGATGTTTTGGATGCAAGGTAATGGGACTCCAGGTAAATGCTGGAGATGCCAAAAGAGATATTCCAGATAAGAAATGGAATGCAGAACTACAGGCTTATAGAGATGCAAGAGACCAAGGTATGCGTCCAGCAGGAACTACCATGAAAGATATTCAACAGGCACATGAAGCATCAGAAATTTTAGGCACAGCATACAACTCGGAAACTATGCCTAAAGCAGAAAAAATAAATACCAAAGTAGCCGAGGTTATGAAAGAGATAGGACAAATATAATGCCAAAAGTAGGAAATAAGAAGTTCCCATACACAGCAAAAGGTAAGGCTGCTGCAAAGAAGGCTGCTTACAAGATGGGCGAAAAGATGGAATCCAAGAAAGAAAAAGCAATGGAAACCAAAATGGGTATGAAGAAAATGGCTATGAAGAAAATGGGTAAGAAGAAGTAATATGGCTACCCGTAAAAGTCCACTCCAAAGAGTTGGTGGCTACATAGGTAACGCTATGCGTGAAGCCAGAGATGTTCCTACTGCAATTGGTACATCCCTTGGCGCTCAATTTGATTATCAAAACCGTGGTCCAGCCAATGAGGCAGCAACAAAGCGTGCTGCAATTGCATCTGGTAACAATCAGGACCGCCAAGTTGTTGAAGCAATCAATGCAATTATAAAGGGGAAGAAGGGTACTTCATCCGACCAAATTGATAAGAACGGTAAATATGTTAAAGGACGCCAACGTTAATGAAGCAGAAGCATCCAGGGTTCAAAAAAGTTGCTGCGGGAATTGCGAAGAAGCAGGGAATCAGCAAGGAGAGTGCAAGTGCGATTCTTGCTTCGGCTGCCCGCAAGGCTTCCCCTGCTGCTAAAAAGAAAAACCCTAGACTAAAAAGAGTTAAAGGTAAGTAATGAAAAAGAAAACAAAGTCTAAAGTAAATGCTGCTGGTAACTATACCAAGCCTGGCATGCGTGCCGCTTTGTTTAAAAAAATTAAGGCTGGTTCTAAGGGTGGAGACCCAGGAGAATGGTCAGCCCGTAAAGCACAATTACTTGCAGTTCAATATAAAAAAGCAGGCGGAGGTTACAAGTAATGGCACTTGCTAAATCTCAAAAGTCTCTTAAAAAATGGACTGAAGAAAAGTGGAAAACTTCTGACGGCAAACCATCTAAAGGTAAGAAAAGATACCTACCATCTGCAGCATGGGATGCTTTAACTCCTGCAGAAAAAGCAGCAACTAATAAGGCTAAGGCTGCAGGTAATGCAAAAGGTAAACAGTTTGTTAAACAACCCAAAAACATAGCAAAGAAAACAGCAAAGTATCGGGGTAAAAAATGAGTGCTGCATGGCAACGTAAAGAAGGTAAAAATCCTAAGGGTGGACTTAATGCTAAGGGCAGAGCATCCTATAAAGGTGGAACATTAAAGCCACCTGTGAAGTCAGGGGATAACCCACGTAGAGCCTCATTCTTGGCTCGTATGGGCAACATGCCAGGACCAGAACGTAAACCAAATGGAGAGCCTACACGCCTTCTCCTATCTCTTCAAGCGTGGGGTGCTTCATCTAAGGCTGATGCTCGCCGTAAGGCTAAAGCAATATCTGCTAGAAACAAGGGTAAGAAATGAAACCAAATGTTCCTAAAGGTAAAAGAGTAAAAGTTAACTTAGTTAAAATGGGTATTGTTGCTAAACAACCTAAAGTTAAATATGACGCACCAGTGGTGTCACGTCCAGCAAGAGACACAAGAGCAAAGTAATACAGGGGGTAGGGGATGCAAGAAACAGTTTCACTCGCTTGGTGCGATAATGGAAATGTAGACGGAAAGTTTATGCACGGAGTAGCAAACGTACTTCTGGAATCGGGAGTTAAGTTTGAATCTACTATCCGTTCTGGTGGTAATCAAATTGCCAGACAACGTGAACATGTTATCCGTTACTGGTATGAACAGAATAAAAGCGAATGGCTACTATGGGTAGACTCAGATGTAGTTATTAGCCCAGATAAGTTTTTAAGACTATGGAACAAAAAGGATAAAGACAAACACCCAATTGTAACTGGTGTTTACTTTACTACTAAGAATCCAGAAGAACCACTAATGGTTCCAGAACCTACAGTATTTGAATTTGTAGAATCTGGAGAAACCATTGGCATTAAGCCAATTCATCCTTTGCCTAAAGATAAGTTTATGCAGGTTGCTGCAGCAGGCATGGGATTTGTTTTAATGCATAGAAGTATTGTAGATAAAATTATTGAAGCGGTTCCAAATGTTGCTTTGTTTGCAGAAGCAGGAACTGAGAAAACATTTATAGGTGAAGACATCTATTTCTTTGCCCTATGTGGCAAAGCAGGGGTAGATGTTTGGTGTGATACTGGAGCAACAGTTCCGCACATTAAAAGATTTTCATTTGATGAGCATTACTATGCAGCCTTCTTTGGCGGAGTAGAAAAGCAGTCAAATCTTATTTTGCCAAAACATCACAGAAAGAAGTAATCAATGGCTTACGGTAGACCAGGTAGCACACTTGTAGAGGAACTTAATCGCCTTGCCTTTGGTGGAACATTGCCACCTAAAACACAATGGCTTGATGATGAAGGTGCAGCCAATAAGTTGGCTGGCACAACTGGTCTAGCAGCAACTGGTGCTTGCAATATTTATGCTGGATTGCCAATTAGTAAATGGCAAGACCTTCAAGGTGCTTGCAATGCTATTGCTGGAACTGTAGGACTTGGACCTGCTGAGGCTCTTAGAAGGGTGAATATGTAATGACAACATTTGCCAATATGATTGATGAGGTTTTAATTAACCTATCTGGATATACATTTACTCAAGACCGCTCAACTTATCTTGGTTCATCTGTCACTACAACTACATCTACATCTGCTTCTCCACTAATCCTTACATTGCCTACTACTGAAAACCTTGGCAAGGGTGTTATTGAAATTGATGAAGAGTTAATGTATGTAGATACTTATGACCGTGTAGCCAACACAGCAACTATTGCTCCTTATGGTCGTGGGTTTTACGGCACTACTGCAACTACCCATGCTGCTGATACACGAGTAATTATCAGCCCAACTTTTCCAAAGTATGTTGTTAAGCGTGCTATCAATGACACTATCCGTTCATTAGGTGCCAATCTGTATGCGGTTAAGTCAACTAGTTTTACATTTAATGCAGCAGTATCTACATATGCTTTTGCTAATCTAAACATTAAGAATATCCTTTATGTATCATGGCAAAGCATTGGTCCTACAAAAGAATGGATTCCTATTCGTAAATGGGATTTAGATGCTAATGCAAATCCAGAAGCATTTGGTTATGTAACTGGAACAGATACAGTTCAAACAATTACTTTAGGCGAAGCCCCTATTGCTGGTCGTACAGTAAAAGTTATCTATGCTACTAATCCAACAGCCTTTACAACTAACTCAGATGTTTATACAACAACAACTGGTTTGCCAGAATCTACTCGTGACGTAGTAGTTCTTGGTGCTTCGTATCGTTTGCTTACATATCTTGACCCAGCCCGTGCTTCTCAGGTAAGTCCTCAGGCTGACGAGACAGATAGCAAACGTCCATATGGTGCTTCTGGTACAGCAACTAAGCAACTATATGCTCTGTATACACAACGCCTTCAAGAAGAAATTCGGGCACAGCAACAGAATTACCCTACAAGAGTTCACTTCTCCCGCCGATAGGAACCTAAATGACAACACGCAAATACTCATCCCGCTCACAGCAAACAACACTGTCAGCGGCTCTTACATCATCAGCCACAAGCGCTACTGTTGTTTCTGGCTCAGGCTTGCTAGGTGGTATTACCATCTCTGCTGGCGAACTATTTACAGTAGTTATTGACCCAGATACAGCGCTTGAAGAAATTGTAGATGTCAGTGCGATAAGCACTAATACACTAACAATTGTCCGTGGTATTGATGGTTCTACTGGACAGGCTCACTCTGCTGGTGCGGTTGTTCGCCACATGGCAATTGGTCGTGACTATCGTGAAGCCAATACTCACATTGAGAATACAACTACAGCACACGGGCTTACTATTGCCGATGTAGTTAAAACTACAGATACTGGCACAGTAACCAGCACAATGATTGCTAACGGGACAATCGTTAATGCTGATATTAACTCTAGTGCTGCTATAGATAAAACAAAAATTTCAGGCACTGCTATTACCGCTGGTGATACAGGCACAGTAACTAATACAATGCTTGCTGGTTCTATTGCGCCTGCAAAGATAACAGGCACTGCTATTACGGCAGCCGATACTGGAACTGTAACCAGCACAATGATAGCCGATGGCACAATTGTAAACGCAGATATTAATGCATCTGCAGCCATTGCTTCTACAAAAATTTCAGGAACAGCGGTAACTCAGGGAGATACTGGAACTGTTACCTCAACTATGATTGCAGATGGAACTATTGTCAATGCTGACATTAATGCATCTGCTGCTATTGATAAGACTAAGATTTCTGGAACTGCAATTACTGCAGCAGATACAGGTACAGTTACATCTACAATGATTGCTGACGGCACCATTGTTAATGCTGATATAAATTCATCTGCAGCAATTGACTGGACAAAGATTGCTCCATCATCCACAGTATCTGCAACTGAACTTGGATACCTAGATGGCGTAACTTCAGCAATCCAGACTCAAATTGATTCTAAACTTAATACATCTACAGCATCAAGCACATATGCTCCAATTGCTAGTCCTACATTTACGGGTGTACCCGCTGCTCCTACTGCATCTGCTGGTACAAATACCACTCAAGTTGCTACTACAGCATTTGTTAAAACTGCAGTAGATAACGTAATCAATGCAGCCCCTGGCGCACTTGATACTCTTGATGAATTGGCTGCAGCCCTTGGCGATGATGCCAACTTTGCAACAACAGTAACAAACTCTATTGCTACTAAGTTAGCACTTGCTGGCGGAACTATGACTGGCAATATTGCAATGGGTACAAATAAGGTTACTGGTCTTGGAACACCTACATCTAATACAGATGCAGCAACTAAGGCATACGCAGATACAATGCTTCCACTAGCAGGTGGCACTATGACTGGTGCTATTGCTATGGGAACTAACAAGATTACAGGATTAGGCACACCAACTGCTAATACAGATGCTGCTACAAAAGCATATGCTGATGCAATTGGAACTGCAGTTGCTGCTGATGCAGCCTCTGCTGCCGCTAGTGCTGCCGCTGCTGCAGCCTCATATGATTCATTTGATGACCGTTATTTAGGTGCTAAGTCATCTGCTCCAACACTTGATAATGATAGCAACGCTTTACTTACTGGTGCTATTTACTTTAATACATCAGCAACTAAGTTCTATGCATGGAATGGTTCTTCATGGCAAGAATTAACATCTACCATTACAGTTACTCGTTGGAAGAAAACAATGTCTGGCGGAGAAACTACATTATCTGGAACAGATGATAACTCAGTATCATTATCCTACACAGTGGGATGGGAAGAATTATTTCTTAATGGTGTAAAACTTTCTCGTGGTGACGACTACACAGCATCTACTGGAACTACAGTTACTGGATTATCTCCAGCCCTTGCTGCTAGCGATATTGTAGAAGTAATTTCATATACACCTTTTAATGTATCTAATGCTCTTACAGTAACAACCATTGACGCAAAAGGTGATTTACTTGTAGGAACTGCAAGCGATACAATTGGAAGATTAGCAGTTGGAACTGATGGATATGTTCTTACTGCAGATTCAACACAATCCTCAGGAGTGAAGTGGTCTGCTACTGCAGAGGCTGGCTTCAATCCATTAATGTTGATGGGAGCATAATGTCAAAAGCAAGAACTAATGCCGATAACCAAGCAGGCGATATATCAGGTGTAACAGCCTCAACAGGATTAACAGGTGGTGGAACAAGTGGTACTGTTTCAGTAGCCCTTGATACCACATCTGTATATGTAATCCCATCACAGACCAGTAACTCTGGTAAATATTTAACAACTAATGGAAGTGCAGCATCGTGGGCAAGCACGGTGGTACCATCAGATTATTCCGCTAAAGGTGTAATTTTAGTTGGTACTGGTTCAGGAACATATACTGCTCAAACTATTGGAACTAATGGACAATATTTACAAGCAGATAGCACACAAGCAGATGGAGTTAAATGGGCAACTGTAGACGCTCTTCCATCACAAACAGGAAATTCAGGAAAGTATTTGACCACTAATGGTACATCTGCTTCCTGGGCAACAATAACCACCGACCCAACACCAACAGCATTTCTGCTGGGTGGAATGTAATAAGGAGAAAACATGGCAACAACTTATAAGGTATTGGCTCAGGTTAACCCTTCTGCCACTACAGCAACAACTGCTTACACAGTACCGTCTGCTACTTCAACAGTAGTATCGACAATTACTGTAGCAAATCTTTCAGCATCTGCAGTTACATATCGTATTGCAGTTCGTCCAGATGCAGAAACATTGGCTAACAAACACTACATTGCTTACGATGTAGCACTTGCTGCTAATGATACAACTGCTCTTACACTTGGACTTACACTTGATGCAGCAGATGTAATTACAGTTTATGCTTCATCAGCAAACTTAGCATTTAATATCTACGGCTCAGAAATCGCTTAATAACTCTTAGATAAGGAATCACCAATGGCAGTCACAAGATTTAGTAATTCACGCATCACACAAGCGTTGCCGAAATATACAAGATTTTGGGACCAAACAACACAACTTACACTAGCAGTAGATTTTCTTGTTCAAGCAGGTGGTGCTGGTGGTGGTATGGGTCGTGGCGGTGGTGGTGGCGCAGGAGGTTTGCGTTCTAGTGTTACTGCAACTGGTGGTGGTGGCACATTAGAAACATCTTTACAATTAAAATTAGGTACTTCATATACAATTACAGTTGGTAGCGGTGGTAGTAGTGCTTCTACAACTAGCAATAAGGGAACAAATGGTAATAACTCATCTATTGCTGGTACTGGATTAACTACTAAATCCGCAACAGGCGGTGGTGGTGGAGGTAGCGCTGGTAATACAAGTGGAGCAGATGGCGGTTGTGGCGGTGGAGGTAGACAAAATGGTACAAATCCAGGTGGCTCAGGAACAACTAATGAAGGTTATGCAGGTGGCTCTGGACCATCACTATTTGGTGCAGGTGGTGGTGGAGGTACTGGTGCTGCTGGTGCAAATGGTCCATCAAGTGGTCAGGGCGGTGCTGGCGGAAATGGTGTAGCAACTTCTATTACTGGTTCTTCAGTTACTACTGGCGGTGGCGGTGGCGGAGGTGGTGAAAACGCATACTCTGCATCAGGTGGTTCAGGTGGTGGCGGTAGTACCAACAATAATGGAAGTACCAATACAGGAGGAGGCGGTGGAGGCACAAACTCTGACGGTGGTACTCCAGGCAGTGGTGGTAGTGGTGTAGTTATTCTTCGTGCAACTCAAGCAGCATCATCTACTACTGGTACACCTACATATACTACTTCTGGTAGTTATCATATTTACAAATTTACAGGTGATGGGAGTATTACTTACTAATGGCTATTCGTAAATTTTCTACATCAAGTATTAAGACAGGCTCTAAGTCATCCAAGTTCTGGGACCAAACCACTGTGCTTACTGTAACTGCAGACTATCTTGTAGTAGCAGGCGGTGGCGGAGGTGGCTGTGAAAATGGTGGTGGTGCTGGAGCGGGTGGACTTCGCTCAACAGTTACAGCAACGGGTAGAGGCGGTTCTTTAGAAACAGCATTACAACTAACTCCTGGTGCTACATACACAGTTACAGTTGGTTCTGGCGGGTCTGGTGGTCCTAATACATCAACACGAGGTAGTAATGGTAATAACTCAAGTATTAGTGGAAGCGGTATAACTACAGTAACTTCAACTGGCGGTGGTGGTGGAGGTACAGGAGGTAGTGACGGTAGTTGGAACGCAGGCGGTAATGGTGGTTCTGGTGGTGGCGCAAGAGGTAATCGCACTCAAGGAGTTTCTGGTACAGGAACCACTGGTCAGGGTTATGATGCTGGAACTACAGGTTTAGGACTATCATCTCCAGGAGGTGGTGGAGCAGGTGCTGCTTCTCCAAATGCTACTGGTGGCTCAACTCCAACAGCAGGTGGTAATGGTGTAGCAGTAGAAATTACAGGTTCATCAGTTACCTATGCAGGTGGTGGAGGCGGTAGTTGGAATGGTAATAGTGCAGCAGGTGGCAGCGGAGGCGGCGGCGCAGGCGGTACTAGTGGTAATGCAGGAACTGCTGGAACTTCTAATACAGGAGGAGGCGGTGGCGGAGGTGGTGATAATTCTACTACTGGTACTGGCGGTACAGGCGGTTCTGGTGTAGTTATTCTTCGCACAACTAGAGCAGCAACTTCTACTACAGGTTCACCAACTTATACTACCTCTGGTAGTTATCATATCTATAAATTTAATGGCGATGGTTCAATCACATACTAAGGAGAAATAATGGCACACTTCGCAAAACTAGACGAAAACAATATTGTACTTGCAGTACATGTTGTAAACAATGATGTCATCACCGTAGATGGTGTTGAATCAGAGCAAGCAGGTATTGATTTTTTAACTGACCTTCATGGTCATAGCAAATGGAAACAAACTTCCTACAACGGAACAATCCGCAAAAATTATGCAGGGGTTGGTTTTATATATGATGAAACTCGTGATGCGTTTTATGCACCGCAACCTTATCCATCTTGGACACTAAATGAAACAACCTGTCAATGGGAATCACCTGTTGCTTATCCAACTGATGGTAAAGTTTATGGATGGTTTGAACCTAATCAAGAATGGATTGAAATTACAGGACCTTCTGCTGCATAGTGCTTGAGTGTGATTTCTGCAATAAAAAATTTGAACCAATAAGTACCCGATGGTTATGTCCTCATTGTCATATGAAGGCTAACTGTTGTGATGGTGAACCGTTAGGAGAATAAGTGGCTGGTCGTGATATTACCGAAGGTCGTTCCAGTAGAGCGATTGCGGTTGACATTGGTGTTGTTGCATCAAATGCTATCTGGCAAAATACTGATATTGCCTATGATGTAGCATTAAATGGAGTGCCATTCATTTATGCTATTAACGACAACCGTCCATACATTCGTCAGACTGCACCATTTAAGAAGGAACAGTTTGATAGCCAGCAAGAACCAGGTGAGCAATCACTTACTGGTTGGTGGATTCGTAGCCAGTCTTCCTTTCATAAGGGGACTGGCATTAAATTTTATGACCCAACATCTGGTGAAATTGTGCTTAATCGTTTTGCTGACAGCAAAGGCGTAGATGTATTTACAAAGGGACAAGTAACTTTACTTAATGAAGTAACACCTAGCCATATAACTACATCTCCCATTGCATCTAATGGTCGTTCATTTCAACAGATTCGTCCTATTCGTTGGAGTGATACTGATGGTGTATTACTACATGATGGTTATGATGTAGATAAAATTAATACTGCTGGCAATGAAACACATTTTATTGATTACAATTCTGGAACAGATGATAAAGTATTTGCTATTTGTGATGATGGAACTACAGCCTACTGGGTAACTAACATTACATCTGGTGGTGCTACTAAATTAACTGTATACAAAAAAGCATTAACGGCTGATTCATCAACTGCTGGCACAAAAATGTTTGATGTAACTGGAACTACTGTTAGTAATGCAGTAATGGAATTTGCAAAAGAAAGAATTATTGCCTGCTTTAATAATGCAGTATATGAATTTACAAGTTCAGCAACATCTTTACCTACAGCCTTATACACACATCCAACATCTGGCTATATATTTACAAGCATAACATCCTCTGGACCAGCAGTATATATCTCTGGATACAATGGCATCCAATCATCTATATTTAAATTTACTCTATCAACTGCGGGTGCTTTGCCTACTTTGACTTCTGCTGTAGTTGCTGCAGAAATGCCAGTAGGAGAAATTATTCATACCATTAAATACTATGGTGGCTATATGGCTATTGGTACTAGCAAAGGTGTACGTGTTGCAGATGTATCTGATACTGATGGTTCAATTAAGTATGGTCCTTTAGTTATTGAAACTACTCAACCAGTTTATGGTTTTGCATGCAGAGATAGATTCATTTGGTGTGCTACATCTGTTGGTGGAGAACCAGGAATCTCTCGTATAGACCTTGGGGCTGAGATTGAAAACTTACGTTTTGCCTATGCTAATGACCTTTATTACACGGGAGTAACTGGTCACTCAACCACAGGCGTAGCCTTCCTTGGCAACACAGATACAATTGCTTTTTGCACCGCTGCAAAGACTGAATATGCAGTATCTAATAAAGCATTAACCTCAAACGTAGCAACACTTACTACATCTACTGCACATAATTTAACTGCTGGAGATGTTGTTTGGGTGGCTGGTGTTGATGCTACATTTAATGGTCAATACACAGTGGTTAGTGTGCCAACATCAACTACATTTACTTATGCAAAGACTGCATCAAACGTATCATCTACTGCCGTATCTCCTACTGGAACAGTGGCTATTGCTGGATACACATATATTGAAGGTGCCAATCTTGTATCAACTGGCTATATAACTACAGGTAATATTCGTTATGGAACCCTTGAGCCTAAAAACTTTAAGCGTTTAGTAGGTCGTGGCAATTTTGATTACGGTTCTATGACACTAGAAACAGTTACTGCTGCTGGTACTGAGTATGAAATTCTTGCTTATAGTGCAGACGTAGACCCAATTGAGGTAACAACATCTAGCCCAGAAACAGCACAAGAGTATCTTGCTTATAAGTTTGTATTAACTAGAGATGCAACTGACAATACTAAGGGTCCAATATTTAAGGGCTATCAAGCAAAGGCTACTATTGCTACGCCACGTCAGCGCATGATGCGTTTTCCAGTTTACTGTTTTGATATTGAAACAGATAGATATAATTCTATGTTTGGTTATGAAGGCAGAGCCTTCTCTAAGATTCAAACATTAGAAGACTTGGAACAAAGTGGTGACGTAGTCACTTGGCAAGACTTAACTACTGGCGAATCTCGGCAGGCAGTTATTGAACAAATCACATTCACCCGTATGACTCCGCCTGACAAAAGGTTTGATGGCTTTGGAGGAGTACTCGAGATAACTATTAGGACAGTATAAAATGACACCTACTGATTGGGCTGGATTAGCCGTAGCCGTAACCACCCTTATTGGAGCACTAGCAACCGCAACTAGATGGATGGTTAAACATTATCTTACCGAACTTAAACCCAATGGAGGGTCAAGTTTAAAAGACAAGGTCAATCAGTTGGACGACAAGGTTGAATTTTTAACAGAGTTGGTATTACAAGTATTAAAAAAATAGGAGCATCATGAGTCAGGTAGATGATTTTCTGGCAGTAGCAAAGGCTGAGATAGGAACTGTTGAGGGTCCTAAAGACAACGAAACAAAGTATGGTGCTTTTACTAAAGCAAACTTTCAGCCATGGTGTGGTTCATTTGTTATGTGGTGTGCAGCGCAAGTTAAATTAAAGATTCCTAATGTGGTATCTACTACACTTGGTGCAGAGAAATTTAAGGGCACAGGTTCTTGGTCTAATGCAGCAACTGCTAAGCCTAAGCCTGGTGACTTAGCCTTCTTTGACTTTGCAGTTGGTGGTAATCCAGTAGACCATGTTGGAATTGTTGTTAAAGATAATGGTGATGGAACAGTTACTACTATTGAAGGCAACACATCTGGTGACAAAAAGAAATCTGCCAGTGAAAGAAATGGTGGAGAAGTAGCACAGAAGATTCGTGCCTATCGTTTAGATAACAAAAGAAAACTAAAGCCGTTTATCGCTGGCTTTGGTACACCGAAATGGAGTAAGTAATGAAGAAAGAAAAAGTACTAGCAGTAACAAGCACATACCTACGTGCAGCATTTGCATCTGTATTGACAGTTTACTTGGCTGGTAACACTGATGCCAAGGCTTTGGTCGCTGCATTCGTAGCCTCTATTGCCGCACCAATCCTTAAATGGCTTGACCCTAAAGCCACAGAGTTTGGCAAGGGTTCTAACTAACCCCTTTTAAACGGGCTGTAAGCCCCATAGAACATAGAAAACCCCCGTCCTGGTCTTCCCCTAACCAGAGCGGGGGCTTTTCTGCTTTATAGGAGGCTACCTATAAACCTTTTAACCCTTCAAGTATATCATCAATCCGTATCAAGTAGCCCTTACTTGGGTTAGGTTGGATATTACAAGTAATAGCCCTGCCACGTAGAGCAACTACCTTCTTAAGGATTTCTGTAGGTACTAACAGAGTACCACTTTCTATAACAAACGCCCAGTATTCAGCCTTTGTTGCCGACAATCCAGATGCATACCACTCATCATTATTATGAGACCAGCATACTGTTTCTATATATAGATTGCCTGTATCTTTCCATTTTAAATCTGTTTTTACTTCTACTGTTTTACCACCAGTAAGTAAATCATTTACTAATTGCTCACCATCGTGACCAACAGCAAGGTCTAAATCAAAATCAGATAATTTACTCATCAGCCCATCTCATAAACTGATAGTGGAACTACTTGTTTAGGTTTTATGTTATGCAATTTCCTATAACTTTCTCTTTGGTTTTCAGTAGTTGCTGCCCAGTAACCACTAACTGCATACTTGATTGAGTAATCAAAGCATTGTTGTATCACTGGACAATTATTACATATTCTCTTTAACATTGGCAAGTTGTCGTAACTGCCTTCTGTAAAAAAGAATTCTGTATCAATGCCCTCACACGCTGGTCTTCCTTGCCATTTTGGATAGTCGTTCATAGATTAGAATTCTAATCCTACCCAAAAGAAAAATAAATCAATATCCATATGATATCTATCAATATTAAAACCTATTCCAAAACGTTTAAAACTGTATCCAAAAGATAGCCAAAACTTTCCTACTGCTAATTCTTTTGTTGCCATATTATCCTCCTGTTGAATAGAAGCCTGGACCTTTAAATTTTACTGCTGGAGCAGACCATATACGAACCATAACCTCAGCGCAAGTGGGACAAGGTGGTGCAATGTTTTCGTTTATCTCAACTATGGTTGTACATGCAGGACATTTAAAATCATATGCTGGCATAGTTAATCACAATCTGGTCCAATGTCATCTGGGTAAGGAAGAGTAACCATTGAACCACAGTTAGCGCACTCTCCATCTAGAAAGTAAAAAGATATTTCTTTGTATTCATCAAAGGCTATAAGGGCTATGAATACCTCACAACCACAGACACATGTAGTGCCTAGTGTTTGACCACGCAGGTCCATTGCTTTGCTATAATCAGTAGGATGTAATAAATCTCTTACATCTTTACTCTCCTGATTCATCATCATCTTTCTTTTTGGGTAATACGTCTTCATCAGATTCTGGACGCCATCCTCCTAGATTTCTAATTAAAGATGCAACTGCACGTTGCACTTTCATTCTGGCACCATCTGCAGTTGTATCTAATTCTTTTGCTACATCAGCCCACTCGCCTAATTCCGTTGTAAATCTGGCTTGTAAAATTTTTTGCTTTGCCTCTGATAGTTTGTAGTAGGCTGCTGCAATATCTGACCGTAGAACTAGCCAGTTGTTTCCATCTGATACCTCTGACCTACTGACTGTCTGTGCTAAGTCTTTTATCTTAGTTGGAATTTCATATGATTCTGAAATAACTGATGGCAAGAATGCTTCTATGACAGCACTGTTGTAATAATAAATATCTATATATTCGTAGCCACTAGTCTTGGCTTTTTCTTTTTCGCAATATTTTAATGCAGCATTGCGTAAAGATTTTGCAATTAATTTTTCTTTATCTTTTGGTTCAAGGGTAGACCACTCTTTATATTTAACTGGATGTGTAACAAACCATAGCCACAATGTCTGGGCTATGTCTACCCGTTCAACCATTGGATACTTTTTGTTGTACTCACTTGCTAGAGCAGCAACAAGCGACTCGTATTCTTCCGTATATGAGTCGTTCATTAAAAAAAATACCTAGCCCTTGCCTGAATCAATACCAGCCCATTGCCCTCTTTGTACCATAAGTCCGATTATGGCATAGTTTGCTAGGTCAATGAGTGTATCTTCTATTGTTTCGTAGTTTGGCGTGTCGCCGTTATCAACTAAGTGATTAAGTCTGGCTAGTTTGTCATGCATTCTAACTCGTAGCCCATTTAGTGCCCCGCCAGGAGCATGGGCTATGTTTAATGGACCGTAGTCCTGATGCTTTTTATAAAGAATATCTAATAGTTCATCTGTAATATCTGCTGCGTATTTACTGTCCTTCATCTAGCACCATCCTTAGGCTGTCGTCTATATCTATCATTGCTTCTTGAACTAAAACATCTTCTACTATTTGATTGCCTTTGCCTTCGGCAGCAGCCAATATAACTTCAGCCAATAGAGTAAGTCCTGAGTTCTTTGATTCAACTGTTTTTAATACATAGATATCTCGCAATGCATTTAAGATATCCAATCCTTTATTATCTGATAAAGGAATACCAATTAATCTAGGGTGTTCTTTAATATAACTCCAGATATCTTCTTTAAGATATGACTCGTTTGATTCGTTCATCTATAAATCCAATCCCTTCCGCTAGTACTACTGAGTTCACGTCATGCCCATCTGGCATCTGAACTATATTTGCATTACCTAATTCACGGGTAATTTTTTTGCCGAACTCTAGTCCTGCTGCATCACCATCTGCAAGGATAATGACTGTTTCAAAATCATCTAATATTTTAGAGTAGTATGGTTTCCAATTATTAGCGCCAGGAATTCCAACCGACGGATGATTTGTTTTAGCAACTACAGTTATACAATCTATCTCACCTTCGGTGACACATATATATCCGTCTGCTGTTAGTACTGCTTGTGAGTTAAACATTGTTGTTTTAGCCCCTGGCATACCCATATATTTAGGGTCGCCACCTGACATAGTTCTGAATCTAATATCAACTACGCCTGATGGTGTTACATAAGGAATTGCTAATCTACCCATGTAACCTTCGTGACCTGGCAATGGATGTTCCACTACGCCTAGATGAAATCGCTGAACTTCTTCTACCGACAACCCTCTGCTCGCTAGATAATCCGTTGCTAGATGAATGCTTGCTTTGTATGTCTCTGTTGCCTGTAAGAGAAATGCTCTCTGCGAATTTGATAGCCTCAATGTAAGTGCCTCCTTCCTTCTCCATAATTAAATCGTATACATCTCCACCAACACCACATCCATGACATTTAAATCTTTGTTCATCAAAGTTAACGCCAGCAGATGCATGTGAATCTTGGTGAAAGGGACATTTAATCTTGCGCCAGCCGTGCCCCTGTTGTGGCAAGGCGGCGCCTAAGTATGCTAGATACTCGGCAATACTATGCTTTTGATTGTCCATTCATAGCCCTATGGATAAGGTCCAACCATACGCTGGCTGGCATACTGCAATACCATTCATTAACATTAGTTTTTCCTTTCCGTTTGTGCAAGACTGTTCCAGTCCAAGCATTATCATTTTTCATTTCTACTTCTAACTCTTTAATCCACGCACTAAGGTCTATACGGATATGGTTTTTTACTTCAATAGTTACTCCATTGACACCGCTTACATCACCTTTATCTAATTGTGCGCCTGCGATTCTGCGGTCTGCATATGGAAAACCGTTTACTTTTAGCCATTTAACTACATCTGCTTCTGCTTTAGAACCTTTTGCTTTACGTGGATTACTCACATCATACCCTCCTGTTGGTATCTAACGATAACATCTTCTAAATACATAGACTCAGGATTAAATGCAAGACTCACATAATTGTTTCCTGTTTGGTCTGCTCTGCCATATCGATTCTTGACTGGTGCTACACACAGGTAAGTATCATCACCTTGTTTCATCTGCCCAATAGTTAGCACCATTGCTGGAATCTGATTGACTAAACCCTGGATTGCTGACCGTGGCTGGCAAGGATAACCCTCGAAGCCTTCTTTAGTATGGTGCAGTACCAGTAGTGCAGCATTGGTATCACGAGCAAGGTATTTCAGTTCTTTCATTGCTGCTCGCATACCGTGGAACTCTTCATGCCCATCCATTGCTATGTCCATTAAGTTATCTACAACAATAAGAGTAGGGCTTCTGCCCCATACAGTTTCAAAGGCTGATACCTCATCATCTAAATCTTTAAGTGTTGGTGTAGATTCAAAAGACCAGAACAAATGATTGTTTAATAGTAATAGTTCGTGTGCTTTGTCTGGGTCTTTCTTTAATAGTTGTTCTGCATTTTGCTGTGACATGTTACCTGCCATAGCAACTAAACGCATAGCCATTGTGTGTGCGTTTGTATCTGCGCTGAAATAAAGAGTTGGAAGTTTTGTTCGGGCTGCTATAGCAAGGGCAATAGATGACTTGCCTGCACCTGGAGTGCCTGCAACTACTGTTACCTCTGCTCTACGCAGAATGATACCTGCCCGTTCAAATGCCGCAAAAGCGGGTGGCAATGGTTCGCCACCCACTTCTGCTTTATTAATTGACCGTCTAAGTGTTTTCACTTTACCGAATCTGGTACGAAAGTATTCCAGTCTGGATTGGTGACAAGAATGTATTGGTTCTTGCACTTATCAAATGCACCTTTAGGTGCTGGACAGAAGTAACCTTTGTATGGTTTCCCATCTTTACCCATTCCTTGAATGGCAGTCATTCGTCCATGTGGACAGTTACGCCCACCAATAGATTGTGGTACTGGATTTTGATTTTCAGTAATGATGTTGCCCCCAAATGCTGCAGCAATATCTTGTGTTGACATTGCAGGTGCTGGGCTTACGCCCTTGATTGCAGTCTCAACTTCTTTAACTGCATCAGCAATAATATGAATACCATTGGCAATCATATCTGCAAATTGTTCTGCAGTTTCTCCACGCAGTGTGATACCTGTACCACCTGCTGATTTTAGATTGATGCTTATAGGTGCTTCCGTGCTAGGCACATATTCTCCTTACTCTAGTGGAGTGGCAAGACCCTTTTGGTCACGCCACTTTCTTACTCGCAATGCAAACTGTACACCTTTCCAACCTTCTTTGATATCTACAAATACTAATTTGCAAGTACCACTTCCTGCTGGTAGATGAACTATGATTGCCTTCTCTTGGTTTACATCTCCCCAAGTACCACGGGTTGCCGTGGCTGGGTCGTACGGCAAGCCGTGAGCATAGATTGCTAATTGCATGGCAATGTTATGTGGATGGTCAATGCGTCCTGTTTTTAAATCCGCAATGAACCGTTCGCCTTTGTACTCTACAATTCTATCTGGAGTACCTGCGATTTTATCTTTATCATAAACACAAAACTGTTCAATAAATATTTTATTAAAGATAGATGTTGCTTGTTCGTATGCTTTAATATCTGGAAGCCACTGGTCTGGTACTGCACCAAGGTCCTGTCCTAAATCTAACCGTTCTGTTAATGCATGTATTGCTGTACCAATAGTTGCTGCTTTGCTTGCGCCTGCATGGTCCATTGCTTCTTCAATGTATGCATTAATTAAGTTCTTGTCTTCGCCCGCTGCACTTATTGCTAATAATAAATCTGGTCTTGTTGTTAAACCAAGTGCAGTCATTCGCATTTTCCATGCGACTAATGCTGAAGCATCATCTAAACTGTTTGCAATTGTAGTAGCCCGTGTATAGGCAACTGCTTTTTTACCTTTAGGTGGGACAACCATAGGTCGTCCGTATCTATCTCTTTCTATTTCTGTTGTCATATTATCCTAGTCTCCTGTTAGGTATGAAGCGGGTCAAAAAGGAGACAGCAATTCTGACCCGCTTCAATTGGTATAAAGATAGCACACAAAGGACGGAAGGTGCTACTTTATAGTGTCCCGTGTTCGCTGGTAGCGGGACCACCCACCATCACAAATCACCCATTCCAGGTGGTGCGAAGATTACTCAGGAGTAACTTCCCTGACATCTAAATCATCTACAAATAAATCCCCATCTTCTGAGTAAGATACTTCGATATTGTTTTCAACAATCTCTCTAGCCTCATCTTCATTAGATGCTTCAATACCATTAACGGTGACATGTATTTTAATTGTTGCAGACCACATTCTTTTAAGTTCATCTGCACCAATACTTCTAAGCAACTCATTAATATCTTCTACAGATAATGTTATTTCTTCATCACCTGATGAATAATTAGATGAGAATAATTCATGCACATCACCACGAATCTGTTGAACTAATTGATACTTTTCATTATATCGTTCTGTCATCTTGGTAAGTGCTGCTTTATTTTCGGTTGCTTCTTTAATTAATGCTGCAAGCGACTCACTAGTATGGTAGTAAGTAGCCCCTTCTACTGTTACTGATAATTGTTCGGTCATTTTTTGTCTCCTATTCTTCCGAATCAATCCACGCATCAAGGTGATGCGCTTCAATAATTGCACTAACTGGTGCATTGGTTTGTCCCTTCCAGGTAATGCCTGATGGAAGTTCTATTAGCCTGTCCCAATCGCCATCTGATGCTGCATAGATAGCCTCAACACATGGCTCGACCATGGTTGATGGTACTGGTGGATAATGATTGCCTGTTAGATGAATGTATATTGATTGTTTAATATCAATAACATTCTCTGCTAAATCATTGGCTGTAATTCTACCCATCATGCACCTAACAGTTCTAATGCACGCAATTTCAAGCCGTCATTGCGGGCACTGATTGTCGCAATGGCGGCGTCTTTACGACTGTTGCCATGGTCTGCGTATTCAATGACTGACTGCCATAATCCGAACTCTGTGTTACGGATATTCTCTTGTGTTGGAGAGTCATTGTAAATAGAGAATGCTTTATCTCTAGCAGCGAGTGCTCTACTACGCATACTCTTTTCTCCTTTGCTAAGGAGTTCAATTGGGGAGTACTCCACTTTACTTGGGAGTGGGAATACTTTCTTGAAGTAGTTGATTGCGTGCTCACGGGTAGCCTCTCGCTCTAGTAATACAGTAGATAGTTGTGTATACATTTCCATAGATGTATAAGTCAGTTGCATAATCTGTTTGATTTCCTGAGGATTAAGAACTGCATTAGTTGTATGGCGTAATGTATATGTCATTTGATTTTTGCCACGATAGATTTTATTAATCTGATTATGACAAAACAAACGCTCAATTACTGGGCGTATAACTACAGATGATGAACCATCATGACTGGTCTTAGCCAAGATGAATGCTGCATGTGGGTCGCCTTTGATTTCCATTTCATTAGGCAACTGCAATAGCATCCATACTTTTGCACCTCCGTCATACTCACCTGCTGCTGCATAGCGAGCCTCACCTGAATCAATGATGGCATCAAGGGAAGAAAAGACTTCACCATTTTGGAATGGTTGGTATCGCTTACCAACTACACCTACTGCTGTGGTCTCACCTAATGCCGTTGTTTTTACAACTGCCAATTTATTTTTGATAGGTAACAATGATGGACTGTCATTACCTGGAACTAAATAATTGGCTGATAAATCATGCAATGATACTGTCCAATCAAGACCTGCTTGACGGGCTACATCACTGGCTGATGTTGCTTCTACTGCTGTGCCACTACGCACAAATGCAGATTTGTTTTTAGTAGGAACTGCTGATGTCATTACTTAGCCTCCGCTGTTTCATAAATAGTTTCAACTACTTTTGGATGTAGTTGTTCAGCCATATGTCTGAAGTTTTCTGGTTCCCAATCTGCAGCAAATACTCGTTTAAGTAGTAGCGCAAGGGAATATTCTGGTGCTAATTCTAATACAGTTGAAAGGAATTCTTTTGCATGTTCCTTTTCATTTTCCTGATATAGAAGTCCACAGAATATAGTAGCCAATGGGATTGCTTTATCTTTTTTAATTACATTTCCCAATAGGGATACATAAGTACCTACATAATCAATGTTACTTTCTAGTTGAACTCCCATTAGAAAGTCACGGATTTGTATGTTCTCGTTAGTAGCAACGGCTACCTCTGCAATGTGTTGAGGAGATGGGATTTCTCCATCAGCCAACTTATTAATAGCACTGCGAATATCTTCGACAATGCGGATGTTTGTTTCTTTATCATCTGGATTATATTCCAGAGTACTAAGTGCTGACTCTACATCAGTACGAAGTTGGTCCATATCTATCATGCTGTCTCCTTTATTAGAGGGCGCACCGCCCGAGTTGGCGGCGCCCGACTTTATAAATATCTGGCTATTGAATTGTATGTTGATGTTGACACCGTCTCTTCGTCAGTCATTTTAAGAATGCGAATAGCGTTTTCAATCTCTTCTTTCATGTCGTTATATACATGTTGATTCATTATTTCAAACTCACGCTGTGGTTCAACAGGAAAATCTTTTTCGTCAACTCTTAAATCAAAGTCAACATTAAGATTGTTGTTCCATGAACGATAGTTTGTGCGTAGATTTTCAGCCTTTGAGATATTAGCAACGGCAAACTTAGTAACTTGTTTTCTCCAAGTATCCATTTGCTTTTGATACTTTGCTTCATTCTCATCTTGCTTTGCATAGTCAGCCTTTATCTGGGCTAACTTAGTTTCCAATGCTTTGATTACCTTTGCCGTAGGTATCTTAACATTGATTGTTCTGTTATTTCCTCTTGCCATTTCTGTCTCCTATTCTGGTTAGTACCAACCGTATGAACGCCAATGCGCCCATGCAATTGATGGTTTGTTGTAGCGGTGTTTGATATACGCCAGCCCCCGCTCAATTTGCAGCGGGGCTGGGGTAGCAGGGTCTAAGTTCAACAGTTGTGGAATACCAAATGCTGAACTTTTATTATTCCGTGCTTCGTGATTCCACGCTGATTCTTTACCCCACAATTTAATCAGCGCTTTATATTCAGATGCATTCCATTCTGGGTAGAAGGACTCCATATGAATTTTGGCATAGGCTTTTGATAAAGCCTTAGTCCAAAGTACTTTTGCATATGTAGGGTTCTCACATACTTTGTCGGCTGTGGCTACGACATATGCATCACTTGGAACATGCCAAAGACTAGTAAATGTTAAGTACCACGCAGTTATTACTGCAATGATTCTTTTCATATCATCTTCTTAATTACATACCCAATCAGGGTAAACATGCTTATGATAAATAGCCATGATTCAAGAGGCGTCATTGGAAACATGATTAAGATATATCCTTCCTGTTGCTAACAGTTCATCTAAGATATCATTGCATTCGTTAAGTGCTTGCAATGCTTCATCTAATTTTTGCCTAGTTGTATAGACATCATCAAACTCTCTGCTCATTGCTCACCCATTTCATCATGCATTCTATCTGGGTCTTCTGTTTCACATTCGCATGTGTTAATAAAGTTTCCGCATAATTCACACTCATCATAGAATGCTGCGTCATCTTCTAGTCTTGGTTCACTCATAAGTATCGCTCCATGTTAGGAGTGTAATCAGGGGTGTATGTATAACCAACCTTTGACCATGCACATGGGGTGCAATAGTAGGATGGTCCTTCATCTAATTCTCTAACCATAATTGTTGCGTCACATTTGCAACATGTTCTTTCTTTATACACTTTAGCCTCCCTTTGTCTATCGTATGCTTCGTCTGGGTCGTAATAGTAATCAGTTTCGGATAACATTTTTTTCACGCTCTACTCTTAACAGTCTGCGTAGATTTATATTATCCCGTTGCAGCGCCATGTTCTGGCGCCAAAATAGAATCATTACTGTGATGCTACTAGCCATGGCAATTGTGATTGCCACTAAATCTAGTGCTGTTATTACCATGATTTCTCCTCTACTGGTAGTGACCAGATATCACTCCAACCATTCTCTTTAATCTTTAAAGTTATTCTATTGTCGGGGAATACTTCAACGCAATAGTATTTTTCCCCGTCTTGGAATATTGCTATAGTTCCTGTTTCGTATTTCATATTTCCTCCTCATCTGGGTTGAATAGTTTATTCCAACAGTCGCCACATATACCAGTCATAAATCTTTCACGCACTGGTATTTCTACATCAGGTAGCACATCTTGGATAGATGCGTTATTATTATAGAGCCAAAGTTGAGCGCCTGTTATTTCTAATGTAACAGTTGTATAACAATGTGGACATGGTAATGATGTTACTGAGTACAGTTGTTCTTGTATTTTGGATACATTTAACAATGTAAACATTTTGTCTCCTTTGATTTGTAGATGGACTTGTATGGTTCCGTTGTAGTTACAGCGGCGCCGAAAAAAAACAAAGGCGAGTGGAGAGCCGAAGCCCCCCACCCGCCCGCTTTGTTAAGCGATTGATTGAACCTCAATCTGTGTGTAAGGTGCGTAACGCTCTGCGTTATCTACACCTGGACGGCGGTCAAAACGAGTTACGATTCGTCCTGAAATCTTAACTGTTTCTGATGCTCCGTTATCATCTTTTGGAAGCGCTTGCGCTTGCTTGGCAACTTCCTCATCTAGGAATACCAATGGCATTGTTGCGATACAACCTACCTTGCCCCACTCATTGATGATACCTGTTTGCACTAAGTTGCCTGTCAAAACTTTACGCTCTGACTTGCCACGAAGTTGTACATTCTTGATGCTACCTGTGATTGTTACTGCGTTCATTTCTGTCTCCTTTAGTTGTTGTGGGCGGGTTGCCCCCAAGGCACAGGGTGCTGGGGGCAATCCCGTTGTTACTTAGTTAGATACTGTCTCACAATTTGGACAAGCCACTTGGACATGGACTTGATAGTGGCACTGTACACAGATTGTGTAGCGAGGGGGAATCTCAACATCTAGGTCGAAGATGCGGTCTGAGAGGAGGGTAGTTTGTTCTAGAAACTCCTCTCGTATGGTTCCGTCATCTTGGAGGGTGTAGGCACCAATCCAATCGTGGGCAGAAGGCTCAACGGATTGGATTGACACAGGATTGGAGTACTGAAGGTTACCTTCATCTACAATCTGCCAAGCGTTGTTTGTATCACGGGCGTCCCGTGAATCTTGGCAGTCGGTGCATACATCATCAATCAGTAGGCAGTTATAGCACTGGTTGGTGATGTTGATACCGTTTGGTACGAACTCATCTTTTTTCATTTTATATCCTTTGTTAGTAGTGAGTACCACGGCTGTGGCTCGCTCCAGCCATCGGGTCTTTTACGGGCAGTCAAGCACAAGGCTAATTTAAGTCTTGATGTAATTTTTGCCTGCAAAAATTCAGCAAGAGTTATACAGCCAGTAGCACGGCTGCGTGAAACGCTGACGGGCTGAGCGCTGGGATTAGGCAGGCTTGACGGGTTGGAAAAGCCCGATACAATGACAGAGCCATAGCAAGAAAAGGTAAATGCTGATGGCTCAACAGCATGGGCGTGGCTTTAGACACGGCATGCCTGAGACAGCCTGCATGACCTACTGCCAAGGCTGAAACTATTTTTTATATAGAACAAAATAGTTAGCCTGTACTGGGGCGCTGTCTGGTAGCGCCGATAAGACTGTAGCCCGTAGCGCTCCAGTCTGTACAGTACAGAGCGACAGCATTAAACAGGATAGCGGTCGATTCATCGACCCTAGACTGTTTAATTTGCTTCTAATAGCGTAGTAGTATCTACCTAAAATATTTTCTGGTACAACAGTGCACCCGTTACAGTAGTACTATATGTCCTAATTTATACCCATTTTTGGGCTGCTTTGGGCAAAGGAAAAAAATATATTCCTTTGCACCGTTCGGAATGGCTAGTTGAACGGATTAATACTATATAGGGGCAGGTTTCTGCCCAGTTAACTAGAAAGCCTCAAAGGCTTTCGTTACAGACTGTATCTACTGTCTGTTACAAACTGTGTAATTAACAATACAGTATAGAGGATGGGACAGTTCTGTGACTTTTCAAAAAGGGGTTAATAACCCAAGAACTGAGGCTATGGCTGATGCCAAGGCTAAGGTTTTAGCCCTTGTGGCTGAAGGACATAGTCCTCACAAGGCTATGGAACTCTGTGGCAAAAAACCTGACACTGTCAGAATTTGGATGCTTCGGGACAAAAAATTTGCCGCCGACCTAGCAGAGGCAAAAGAAGACGCCAAGAACAAATCTGTGAAAGCGCTGGGAATTGCTAAGGACGAAATCTCCTTCCCCCAGTTCTCCGAAATTTTTTTAGACCAAAAGGTTTTTCCACATCACCAAGATTGGATTGACTTACTAGAGGGTAGGGAACCTTCTTGGCTCCACCCTTCTATGAAGTACGAGCAAGGACAACAATCTCGTCTTCTAATTAACGTGCCTCCTGAGCATGCTAAGAGCACGGTCATTACCGTCAACTACTCGACTTATCGCATTGCTCTCAATCCCAATGTCCGCATTATCGTGGTCAGTAAGACCTTACTCAAAGCACGAGAATTCGTGTACGCAATCAAGCAACGTCTCTCCCACCCAAGATGGTTGAAGTTACAAACAACCTATGGACCTGAAGGTGGATGGAAAGCAGACTCTGACACTTGGCGAGTTGATACTGTCTATCTTGGGAGTGATGCGAGAAACTCTTCCGAAAAGGACCCCACCATCCAAGCACTTGGTATGGGTGGACAGATTTACGGTGCCCGTGCTGACCTCATCATTTTGGATGACTGCATTACCACGGCTAACGCCCATGAGTACGAAAAGCAAATTGACTGGCTACAGAAGGAAGTTATTACCCGTCTAGGTAAAAACGGAAAACTTCTTATCGTTGGCACTCGAATTGCTGCTACAGATTTTTATAGAGAGTTACGTGAACCCAAGTATTGGTCTGGGGGTAAGTGCCCTTTCACCTACATGGGTATGCCAGCAGTTTTAGAGTATGACGAAGACCCTGAAAAGTGGGTAACGCTTTGGGCTAAGTCTGATGCACCTTGGGATGGCGATGAAGAAACGCCAGATGAGAATGGTTTGTTTCCTAAGTGGGATGGCAAAACTTTACAACGGCGCAGAGGTGAAGTAACTCCATCAACTTGGGCATTGGTATATCAGCAGGAGGATGTCGAAGAAGATTCCATCTTCCCGCCCGCCTTGATTCAAGCATGTATCAAGGGTACTAGGAGACGTGGTCCCTTGAAGCAAGGGGCGGTGGGACATCCGACTGCGGTTGAAGGTTACACAGTAATTGGCTTTGACCCTGCTATGGCAGGTAATGCTGCTTTTGTAGTTTTAACTTACAACAGAGCAGATGGCAAAATTTATGTGCTTGATTGCATAAACATGAGCGAACCGAATCCTCAAAAAATTCGAAACACTATTGAAGAACTTGTTGGCAAATATAAGCCACAAGAATTTCGTGTGGAAATCAACGCTCACCAGAAGGCTTACTCATTAGATGAGGACTTGCGCCAATGGCTCGCAACCTACGGCGTAAGGCTAGAAGCACACTTTACTGGTAAAAATAAGTGGGACACAAATTTCGGTGTGGCATCTATGTCAACACTATTTGGCACCATGCGAGATGGAAAGTTTCAAAACAACAACATTATTGAACTTCCATCAACCACGGAATCAGAGGGGCTTAAGGCTTTAGTTCAACAACTAATAACCTGGAAAGCAAACACAAGGGGCAAGACCGACTGTGTTATGGCTTTATGGTTTGCGGTTCTTCGTGCTAGAGAATTTATGCAGCAGACAAGTAACCTAACAAGGTTTGCAAATAACCGTTGGGTAACTAGAGCACAAAGAGAACAAAGATACGTTGTTAATTTAGACGAAGCCTTCCAAGAGCAGTGGGCTGAAACTTACGGATAGGAAAAGCAATGGCTTTAAGCATTGACCAGATTGCAGCACGGATTGATTCCTTACGCATGCGTGCAGCAGACCGTGACCGCAGACATCAAGATGTTCTTGCTGTCCGCAAAGGACAAATCTCTCAAGTTTATCCTGAATTTTTTCCAGAAGGTGTAGATGCAAATGTCGTTGCGAACTTTATTGACATTGTCGCCAAGGACTTATCAGAAGTTATGGCTCCACTACCAGCAGTTAACTGTTCGGCAGCAAATCAAGTCAGTGACCGTGCACGCCAGTTTGCTGATAAGAGAACTCGTATTGCTTCTAACTATTTTATACATTCTGATTTTCAGGTCCAAATGTACACAGGCGCAGACTGGTACATCACATTCGGTTTCGTCCCGTTCATAATTGAATTAGACGAAGAAGCGGGCTTACCTCGCATACGCATAGAAAGTCCAATCGGGGCTTACCCAGAGTTTGACCGCTATGGGCGTTGTATTGCCTTTGCTAAACGCTATACCCTTCCGCTTGCAGAACTGGTTGCACAGTTCCCAGAGTTTGAAGGACAACTTCTTGGCGAAAGAGGATACAAGCAAGACTTGCATGCTCAAGTTGAGATTGTTCGTTATTACGATAAAGACCAATCTTTAATTTATATGCCAGAACGTCACAACCTAGTTCTATCATCTGCCCCTAATCCAGTCGGCAAGATGATGGTTGTTGTAGCAAAACGTCCATCTGTTGATGGCGAGATGCGTGGACAATTTGATGATGTATTAGGTATCCAACTGCTTCGTAACAGGTTCGCATTACTTGCGATGGAAGCAGCAGAGAAATCTGTACAAGCACCAATCGTTGTTCCAAGCGATGTGCAGGAACTACAACTTGGTGGAGATGCGATTATCCGCACCAACTCTCCAGCAGGTGTGCGCCGTGTGGACCTCAATATTCCACCTGGAGCATTTACAGAACAATCAATTCTACAATCAGAACTTCGTACTGGTACACGTTATCCAGAGGGACGTACTGGAAACATTGATGCATCAATTATCACAGGACAAGGCGTTCAAGCGCTTATGGGTGGTTTTGATACACAGGTTAAATCTGCTCAAGCAATCTTTGCTTCTGCTCTCAAAGAGGTTCTTTCTCTCTGCTTCTGTATTGATGAGAAGTTCTTTAACTTTGAAAAGACAATTCGTGGCGTAGATGCTGGCTCACCGTTTAGCCTTGAGTATCTACCATCAAAGGATATTAAGAAAGATTATTCAGCCGATGTTCGTTATGGAATGTTGGCAGGACTTAATCCAGCACAAGGACTTATCTTCATGCTACAAGCCCTTGGCGGTAAGTTGATTAGCCGTGATATGGCTATGCGTGAACTTCCATTTGGAATTAACGTAACAATGGAACAAGAAAAAATTGAAGTAGAAGAAATGCGTAACACTTTGGTTGGCGCACTACAGGCAACTGCTCAAGCAATTCCTCAGATGATTACACAGGGACAAGACCCAACTGGTTTGGTCAAACAAATTGCAGATGTAATCAAAGCACGTCAAAAGGGTGTAACTATTGAAGACGCTATTAATGATGTCTTCACTCCAGAACAACCTCCTGTTGGTGCACCTCAGGTTGAGCAAATGTCCCCTGCTCCCGCCGCACCAGCAGGAGGCGCTCTTCCTCCACAAGGTGGCGCAGGTAGACCAGACATTCAAACACTATTAGCGTCATTAACATCTGGCGGTAAGGCAAGCGCAAGCGCAAGAACATCCATACGTAGATAAGCAAGGAGGGGACGATGACAACACTTGCTGCAATACAGGGTGATGGCTGGGCTGTTATCGGATGTGACTCTCGTTCATCTGACGATAATGGTCGTCCTATGGACCTTGCTACTCATAAAATTATTGAAAACAATGGAATCTTAATTGCTGGCTCTGGTTCTAGTCGTGGTTCTAATATTTTACAGTTTGGTTGGAAACCACCAAAGCCAACAGTAAATGAGAACTTAGATAAGTTCATGACTCAAAAGTTTATTCCAAAAATGCGTCAAGCGTTTATTGATGCAGGTTATGATATGAAAGAAGATGGGGATGCTGCGGAACACGATTCATCATTCATTGTTGTTGTTCGTGGGGTTATTTACCCTGTGTTTGAGGATTACTCTTGGGACCGTGATGTTAATGGTCTTTACTTCTCTGGCTCTGGTGGTGACATTGCCCTTGGCGTTATGGAGAGTTATTGCCATGGAGGTCTACCTTTTTCACCAGAAGATGCGGAAGTCGCTGTAACTACAGCAATTGAGATTGCTGCTAAATGGGATATCCATACAGCGTTACCAGTTGTCGTTAGGACACAGTACGCATGAGTAAAAAATTCCAAGAAAAAATAGAAGATGCATTACGTTTCTTAATTGAACAAGAAACTAATGAACAGTTTATTTGTGCCAACTGGATTTTAATATCTGAGTGGGCAGATTATGGGGGAACAAGATATTTACATACAGAGGTAAGCGAGGCTATGACGCCTTGGAACGCATATGGAATGATTCAATGCGCTCAAGAATATAATAATGAAACATTTTCTACAGAAGAAACAGAAGAGGATGAGGATTAAATGGCAGGCAAAGGTGGATACCAACAACCTAATAACCCAGCACCAGTATCTGGTCCTGGAAGTCTTAGTCAACGCACTGACGGGTCACCCACTCAGGCAGCAACCTACATCCCAGGACTACCCTACGGACAGGGACAAGAAACTTACAACAACCAAGTAAAAGAACCTATGCAAGGAAATCCATTTCCTGTAATGGGTGGCATGAATATTGTGCCTCTTGATGCACCAACAATGTTTCCAGAAGAACCAGGGACCGCTGGTATTGATGCTGGACCAGGAATTGGTTCAGAAGCAATGATGGATTTGCCACGTTATAAGCCAAATCCTAGAGATACCATTGCAAAAGTAGCAATGTTTGATGACACAGGCGAAGTAGAACTTATTCTTTCAAAGTTTATTTAGGAGCGATTAGTGAGAGTTTTAAAACCCATTGTCGCTGAAGCGTCACCTACGCTTTATCAGGCAGCAACTAGGGCAAACCTAACAGCCAAAGAACAAAACCAAGTTGAACAAATGTCTTGGGCTGTCAAAAAGAACAGAGAACTCACACAGATGTCATCTAACGATGCACGTAGAGAGTTTGAAGCCCTTGACCCTAATGCTAAAGAAGGCTTAAAGTCATTTTTTGGTGAGGCTGAATACATGCAACAGCCACCAGATTTTGGTGACCGTGCTTTGGGTGCATTAAAATTTACTGGCAAACTACTTGCAAGCCCACTTATCGGATTGTTTAAAGTTGCTGGCGCATACAACCGTGTTATTAATGAGCCATATAAGGTTGCTCGTCAAGTTGCACAAGGCGAAAGCATTTTTGATTACAGAGTTTGGCGTGATGCTTGGGACGGCAAAGACCTATATGACAACAAAGCAATTGCTGAGGCTGAAAATGTATTTGGTAAAGCAAAAGTTTATGTAGCAAAAGGATTACTTGAAGGCAAGAAGCCTGGAGAAATTCTTGAGTCATATGGAGATTTAACTCCAGAGATTACTGCTGCGGTTGAAGAAGCATTTAATAATCCAGATGCATTTAAGCAGGTAATGGATGCTGCAAAGTATGCACAGTTTAGCCCTGGTCGTGATATTGCTAGAATATTTGATACCAAGCCACCTAAGAATGGTGGTCTTGCTGGCGATTATATTGATGGCACTACTAAAAATGTATCAGGTGTAATTGATTTTATTTATCAACTTGCTATTGACCCATTAACTTGGATTACTGGTGGTACTAGCAAGGCTGCAACTCGTGGAACACAGTTAGCAGAACTTGTAACTAAGGCTGGCGATGATGTCGCTGCTGGTGTAGCACAAGTATTTAAAGATAAGGGTGTTATCAAACTTTGGGACGAGCAGTTTGGTCCAGAGATTGAGCGTCTTGCCTCTGCAAGGAATGAAGCAGAGAAAGCAATTATCCGTAGAGATATTGGAAGACGTTTTCCTGGATACAATAATGATGAAGCACTAAATTTCTTTGCTAAGAAAAAAATGTTTAATGCTGAAAAAGCAGAAGATATTTTTTCTCAGGCAGAAAATGTGCATCTATTACTTTCAGGTCGTTTAGATGGTATGACTTATCGCCGCAATGGCGTAGTTACTGCTCGTGCAGACCGCCGTCTTACTCGTGGTCTTGAATCTTTCCTAGAGGCTACATTTGACAAAGCCTTTGTTAAGGCTGATAACTTCTTTAACGTAAAGCGTGGTGCTGAGGAACTACAAGCAAAAGGTTCTGATGCATGGGATATTCTTGCAACTGCAGGGCGTAAATCTGATGAGGCTGTAAATCCACAGATTGTAGAATTTACAAAGCAAGAAAAAGATATTAAGGGATTTAGAAACAAAGTAGATGCCTTTGGTAAGTGGGCAGGCAAAATGGCAGCCCGCAACCCAGCAGGACAAGCAGTACTAACTGGCGATGATGCAATCAAGACAATTGATACAGTTCGTAACTATGCTCGCTTAGTTCTTGACCGTGATATGGCAGATTTTGTAGCACAAAAGTTTTTAACATCTACAGAAGATGAGCAAATTGTAGTAATGCGAAATCTTTACGCAGCAATTATGCAGCGTGCTGGTATTACTGATGAAGCAATCATGAAAGAGTATCTAAAGAAGACTCATAATGGACGTGCTGGTTTTACAACTACAGTAAGAACTGAAGTTGATGACCAGTTTGCTGGACTTCTTTCTAAAGATACAGTTAAGTATGAGAATGACACAGCATTACTTGAGGGTTCTGGAGCAATTCAACCATCACAGATTGCAAGAGGTGTAGGTCCGCTTCCTTTGGAGGAGATTGCACTTAAGGCAAATGAAATAAAGTCAAAGCAAAGCCTTATTAAGGCTGCACAAGGTGCAACTAAATCTAAGTTTGCTAAAGACTTTGTAGATTTCTGGTCTGTGTTTACTCTTTTCCCACGTTTGGGTATTCGTTCAGCCATTGACGAAGGCTTTATGTATGCACTTACTGCACCTGGTAGAGATTTATTAAACTTTGCTAAGGGACAAGGACGCAAAACTGGTCGTGCTAGTGCTGCTTATACTGGTAGTAGCGCAGCAGAAGGTCCAGTTGGTAGCGTTCTACGCAAACTCTTTGGCAAAGGTCCATCATCTGAGTACCTTAGCATTGATAAGCGTAATGAAATCATTGAACAACTTGCAAAAGATGCCAATGTTTCACCTGCTGAAGTGCAACACCTTGTAATTAATCAGGCTATTGCAGACCGTGTAAAGATTTTCTTGCCAGAAAAACTTGGCGATGAAGCAATGCGGCACTGGAATGAAGCAATGATTTACAATCCAGACATCCTGAACACAATGGCTAGTTCAGTTGCTGCAAGAAGTTCTTTAGGTTCATCCTTTGATGAGGTTATTAGAAACAATCAGATTAACCTTAGCGAATTATCTAATGCTCTTAACGCTGTTGGTCGTAAGATGGCACGTAAAAAGTATGAAGGTAAGAATCTTTCTGAAAAAGAAATTGATGAACTTGTTAAGAATGAAGGATTAAAGTCTGGTACTAAGTACGAAGAGTATGCAGTAGAGAAACTTCGTGATGCCAACCCAGAGTATGTAACTCTTGCTCACTATGACAACTGGTATATCCGTTTTGCTACACCACGCCAGCATGGTAGAGGTTTAAAGATTGCAGATGACTACAGAGTAGCCCCTGCTATTGCATTCTTTAATCACGGTGCTTTAAAGACACCTGAGAATTTCTCCAAGGCTATGGACGATATGTATACCTATCTTGGCATGAAGAAGATTGGTAGCAATGTTGGAACAAAATCCATACCTGGCGGAAATGCTGGTAAGGGAACACCGCTTGGTGATGCAAAAGATATTGCTATGCGAAATGATGCCGATGCTGCAATTGTTGAACTAGAGAATATTGAAAGACAAAAAGAAATTGTCGAAGCAGTTCCAAATGCTGTTGGCAAGTCATCAACAGAAACATCGTTATTACAACTTGGACCAATAACAGATGATTTAACTGGCAAAACAATTATGTTGGCAAGAAATGGAAAACTTGCTAACCAACCACTTCGTAAAGAAACTATTCAACAGATTAAGTCTGCAAAAGAAGCAGGTGCAAAATTTATTGTTGGAGATATGCCAGGTGTAGATAGTGCATATTACAAGATTCTTGATGAAATCCAGGCAGATTATATTGTTTATCATACTGGTGCATCATCTAGAGTTAAGATAAATACAAGGTCTTCTGAAGGAACATGGCAAGTAACTGAGAAAAATATAGATGCTGTTAAAAAGTTTAATAGTTTCTTTGGTGATTCAGTATTTATGCGCCAAGAAGGTAAGACAGATTTTGATATTGCTCGTGTCCATTTAGAGCGCATGCTCATGGATATGCGAGATAACTTCCATGGTGGACCTAAGAGTTATAACCAAGGTCTATATGATGCAATCAAATCTAACTACAACGCCCTAGTTGCTAAAGAAAAAGCGCAAAAAGCAGAGGGTATGCGTAAGTGGAAGATTGGCAGCAAGTGGCAGAAGGCTGCACAGATGATTGACTTTAAGCAGTTTGATGAACTAACAAAGGGATATCAACCATCTGGTTTAATCCAAACTCGTATTGAATTCCCAGACTTAACTACATTTGAGAGTGCATTTAAGCGTCTTGGTAATACCATGATGGAGTCAATGGATAAGCAGGTTAACGGATTACTACGTCAACCAGCAGTTATGACTACATATCTAAGACTTCGTAAAGAGTATTCAGGTATTCAAGCAGCCTATGCTCGTGAGTTAAGAGCCAAAATGATTGCCGAAAACCCAACCAGATGGAAGGGTGATAAGGCACAGGCTCGTCTTAATAACTTAGTTGAAGAGCAATCTGCTAAACACTTTACTGAGATTGCACTTAATGATGCTGCAGATACAGTATTAAAGTTTGCGGATAACCCATCTATTCGCTCTAACTTTGCAGTAGAGGTACGAACAGTTGGTCGTTTCTATCGTGCAACTGAAGACTTCTGGCGCCGTTTGTATCGTCTTAAGGATGTATCTCCTACAGTTCTATACCGTATGCGCCTTGCTCACCTTGGATTATCTTCAAGTGGTATGTTCCACGAAGACCAGAATGGTGAGCCATACATCATGATGCCTATGGATAACATCATATTTAAGGCAACTGATACAAGCATTAAGGCTCTTACTGGCGAAAGCCAATACAAGCAGCCAATGTTTAATGACTTTACATTTAAGTTAAGTAACGTAAACCCATCATTCTCACCTGATTCTGGTTTGCCTTTACTTAGCGGTCCTATTGCGGCACTTAGCGTTATTGGTATGAAGAACCTAGTAAGTAAAGTTCCTATCCCTGGCGCAGAGAAGGCAGCACAAGACTTTGACAACTACGCACTAGGAAACCTAGGTGATAACGTAGATGTTGTCCGTGCTTTAGTTCCTGGTTCTTTATTGAAACTATGGAATATTCTTCCTATCAATGAGAAGACCAGACAAGAAGTAACTGCTGCACAACAGGCTGTTGCATACAATGCAGCACACGGATTGAGCCTGCAACCTACTGCTACTGACCAAGAGAAATATGAATATCTAAATGCTATTCGTACATCTGCTCACAACGTAGTTGCATTGCGTTCTATCCTTGGTCTTATCTCTCCAGTGACAGCATCATTACAAGAAAGCAAAGACGTTCCAGACTATCTACTTGATGTAGGTATTACTGGATTGCGTAATGAGTTCTGGGATATCTACGAGTCTGTTAACAAGAAGTATGGCAGCGATGTTCAAGACCCATATGAGTTATCTCTAAGTATCTTTACTGGTCAATACCCAGGCAAAATTGTTTATACAGTAGCCCGTGACGAAAAGCAGACTAAGGTTCTTATCTCAAAGACTACACAGATGCGTAACTGGGCTATTGAGAACAAGAAGTTAATTGGCGCTTATGGCGAAGCAGCATATATCTTTGGTCCACATACTGGTGACTTTAATGCTGGTATCTATAACTGGCTACAAGCAGCAGACCTTCTAAAGGATAAGGACTTAGAAACATACTTTAGGGATGTTCAGGTTGCTGAAGATAAGCAAGCATATTATGACATTGCTTCTTGGGAAAAGAATGCACTTGCTAGTCAGACCTACATTTCAGAACGTAAAAAAATTATTGAGACTGCAACACAGGCTCGTAAAGGTTTGTTAGCATCTAATCCATTGCTACTTGGTGCTATTACTGGTGGCGGTAATGAGATTGCTACAGAAGAATCAATGCTTAGCAGCCTAAAGCAAATGGTTTCAGACCCAACAACTAACATTGATGATGGTGTCAGACTTAAGATGAAGACAGCGGTTCAGGCTATGGAAGACTTTATGAGTTTTGCTAAGAGCGACCAAGTTCGTAGTCTTTATAATGCATCATCACTTAAGCGGGACTATCGTGCTCGTGTTGAGAACATTATCAATCAGTTGGCGTCAGAAGACCCAGCAGTTAAAGAAGCAGCAAGAGCAATCTTTAATTCAATATTAAAGTATTACTCACGAGATACTTATAGAGCGGCGGTATAAACGTGGCAAGTGCTAAAGAATTACAGAATAAGGTTGATGGGCTTACTGCTCTCCTTGCAAAAACTGGACGTGACCGTGCCGATGTACTTGCTGCAATGCGTGCTTCTAGCCCAGGACAAGCAGCATATATTGCTGCAAAGAAAAAGTATGACTCCTTTGATAAGGAGTATAAGAAGGTTGAGAGCCAATTAAATTCTGCTAAGTCAGAATTATCTTCTGTTAAAACTACTAATAAAGCAACTGCTGATGCAAAAGATAGAGAATCTAAAGCAAAGGCTAAAGAGGCTGAGGCTCAGTTAGCAGAGGATACAAACAATCCAGCACTTGCAGCACAACTTCGTGCTGAGGCTGCTGAGATTAGAAAGCCAACACCTAAGGCTAATGTTGACCCTAAAACTGGGAAGACAATTCTTACTGATGAGCAG